ATAAACACCAAAGTGTCTAGAGGTCCATTCCCATGCTTTATTCATATCACCTACCATTTCATTGGTCATAGGCAATAAATCTTTTCCATACTTTGCAAGCGACTTATAAGACGCCGCTGCATTTGGTACAGGCAATCCCCAATCATCAGGGATTTCTATTCCGCTTTCATCAACAAAACACTTCAATTGTGGATCCATAATTCTCTTATTTAAATAACGAGGATTTCTTGTTATTTGTCCTACAATTGGAAAGTAATCATCACTCAACCACGACTCATGTAACTCACTCACCCACGCATCTTTCGAAAACGTGCACGCCCCACCCTTTTCCAAGTACTGTAAAGGGTATCGTTCCCAGAACGATCTCTCATCATTTACAAGTTCACTTGGGAGAGGGGGCTGGATTGAAAATCCAGTCCGGTATGAGTTAAGTTATTTTCACGGGCTAAAGCTTGAAATTCTGGAGTTACGCGTTCAAAGCGGCCAAAATCTTTACGATTACCGTGGGTCCAAAAACCAACGATTTTACCGTTGACATCAAGTACAGGAGCAGTACAATCTCCATCACGTGTTTGTGCATTACACCATCCTAACGGTGAAGCAAAACCCATAATTGCATCGGGTTCAGAGCAAGCTCCAGAACCATACCCAAAAACAGTCACTATGGCTGCATCTTCTAAAACCTTAAAGGAATTAGCTTTGAATACTGATGGAATTCCATTTACTGGAAAATAGGCAATTTCTTTAGAAATAACTACAGCATCACATCCTTTAAAAGAGATTGTGTGCATATTGTTAGTTGCCTTATATACTGCTGTTGAATCTTCACTAAGACAGTGAAGAACAACATACATGCGGTTACCCACATGTGTGCCTGTGCAAGCATACACATCATTTACATAAATCTTATATATTCCATTAGCCAATTGCGTTGGTTTAAATGATTGTTTATGTAAAGTGCGTTCTGCTTCTGCATAAGCTGCCTGAGCATCAGACACAAATTGATCTTTTTCTTTTGCTAAAACCACTACTTTACGGTGTTTGGCATTGTAGATTGCTCTACGCAAATTTGTGTCATCTTTCATACTCGGCATAGTTCCTTTTGGTTTAGGAACTGAAGAAAAATCTTGCTTTCGCAATTTTTGTTTCTTCACTGGAGCTCTAAACATGCTTTGCCCGTCAATTTCCTCGCGGGTTCTCATTCTAAAGCCTTTTTCCCTTTTGAAACTCTCGTAATCTTCATTACTTGGTCGTAATGTTGTACGATTGTGGCTATACCGATCTTCATTTTCCAAATCATTTACATAATCATAAGCATCATCTTCATAAAAATCTACTTCTCGCTCATAATCTTCATAGGTTTGATTATCATCAAAATCACGGTATTCAATTTCACCACCTCCTGAGGCTTGTATGAAATTCTTTTTGCCACCTGCACGTCTCAAACGTCGGCGTTGTTTAGTTTGTTTTTGTTTTGCTTGTGCTGTCAAAAACTCATCTCCAGCTTTTGT